GAGCCAATTATAGACCAACAAAATCTGGAGCTGGAATGACAGCAAAAGGTGTAAGAGCTTACAGGGCAGCAAACCCTGGAAGTAAATTAAAAACAGCCGTGACAGGAAAAGTGAAGCCTGGATCAAAAGCTGCAAATCGCAGAAAATCATACTGCGCTAGATCACTAGGACAATTAAAAAGGTCATCTGCAAAAACTCAAAACGATCCAAATTCTCGTATCCGTCAGGCACGTAGAAGGTGGAAATGTTAACATTAGAAACACTCGTATCTAAACTTAGAAAAGAACTTAGAGAAAATTATCAGTCAATCGGCGATACTATGATTGGTGGGGCTGCAAAAGACTATGAGCAATATAAATATTTGCTAGGTCAAGCGCACGCGTATCAATCTATGGATCAAGCATTAACTGAAATTTTAAAACCAAACGAAGAAAAGGAGACAGAAGCAGATGTCAGAGAAAATAATAACGTCATCAGATTCGGCAGAGATTCCGAAGACTAAACTCGCGTTAGAAGAAAAATATAATAAGCTGGATGCAGATAAAGACGCAGCTTATGAGAGATTAAAAACTAAAGAAGGAGATAAACTTCCTAAACCTACAGGTTGGAGAATGATTGTATTACCATTCAAGATGCCTGAGAAATCAAAAGGTGGTTTATACTTTGGACAAGAAACTTTAGAGAGACAACAAGTGGGTTCAACATGCGGACTCGTTCTTGCACAAGGACCACATTGTTATGACAAAGAAAAATTTCCTGAAGGACCATGGTGCAAAACAGGTGACTGGGTCATCTTTGCACGTTACGCAGGTTCTAGGATACAGATCGATGGTGGCGAAGTGAGAATACTAAACGATGATGAAGTGCTCGCTACGATCGCAAACCCAGAAGATATACTTCATCAATATTAACATAGGAGGAAAAAACTATGCCAGAAGAACAGAAAACAGTTGACATAGACACGTCTGGTCCTGATACTGAAGTTGAATTAACTTCGGAGGACCAATCAACTGAATCCACAGCAACTGAACAAGTTGAGGATACTAGTACTGAAGCAGTGGCAACCCCGCCGCTCGATGCTAGCGACTCGCAGCAAGAAGCGAGCGACGAGAAAGATACGAAGAAAGAAGAATTAGAAGATTATTCACAAGGAGTACAAAGAAGGATAGCGAAGCTAACTAAAAAATGGAGAGAAGCAGAAAGACAAAGAGACGAGGCTTTGTCATTTGCACAACTTCAAAAAAATAAAGCTGAATCTTTAAGTAAAAAATATTCATCTTTGGAAGACGAGTCTGTTAAAGATAGACAGTCTAAAATACAATCCTTGTTGGATGCTCAAAAGGCTAAACTAGCGCAAGCTAGAGAAGCTGGAGATACTAATGCAGAAGTTGATATCTCAAAAGAAATAGCAAGATTAGGTTATGAAGAAGCTAAATTATCTGAAATAGCTTCTAGACCTAGAAAAGAAGAGGCTCCTACTGAGACTCCAAGCTATCCTCAGTATCAACAACCTGAACCTCAAGCTGATCCAAAAGCAGAAGAATGGGCAGCTAAAAACAGATGGTTCGGTACGGATAAAGCCATGACTTACACGGCTTTTGACTTACATAAGACACTCGTTGATGAGGAAGGGTATGACCCTAAATCTGACGAGTATTATGCTGAAATTGATAAAAGATTAAGGGTTGAATTTCCGCATAAATTTGATAAACCAGAGTCAACGGAATCGACTAGACCTGTGCAGACAGTAGCGTCAGCGACGCGAAGCACGAAAACTAGTCGCAAAACTGTGAGACTCACGCCGTCTCAAGTTGCAATCGCTAAAAAATTAGGTGTGCCACTTGAAGAGTATGCAAAACAATTAAAACTCACGAAGGAGGTATAAGCATATGAGCGAAGAAAACAAAAGAACCCCTCGTGCGAGCCAGACTAGGGATAAAGAATCCAAACCCAAAGTGTGGACTCCACCGTCATCTTTAGATGCACCACCTGCGCCAAATGGATTTAGGCATAGATGGGTAAGAGCCGAAAGTCTTGGCTTCAACGATACGAAAAACGTATCAGGAAGATTAAGACAAGGATATGAACTTGTGAGAGCAGATGAATATCCTGACGCTGATTATCCAATTGTCGAAGATGGAAAATACGCAGGAGTGATCGGAGTTGGTGGCCTTGTGCTGACAAGGGTACCGGAAGAGATCGCAAAGCAAAGACAAGACTACTATGCTAAACAAGGCATGGAACAAGTTGAAGCTTTAGACAACGATCTTATGAAGGAACAGCATCAGAGTATGCCTATCAATATTGACAGGCAGTCTCGTGTAACTTTCGGTGGTTCCAAGAAAAGTTAATTTTTTAACGATTCCAAAAACCCCGGATAAACTAACTTTACTAAGGAGTAAAAAACTATGGCAAACAAAGACGCTGCTTTCGGATTGAAAGCAATCGGAAAAGTTGGTCAGAATAGAGACGCTCAAGGTTTATCCGAGTACCAAATCGCTGCAAGTTCAGCTGCGATCTATCAAAATGATCCAGTTGAAATGGCAACTACAGGTTATATTACTGTAGCTGCGGCAACAGATGTGTTACTAGGTTCACTTAACGGTGTATTCTATACTGATGCTTCTACAAGCAAACCAACATGGGCGAACCATTTGGCGGCATCAAATACTGCAACTGACATTGTCGGTTTCGTAGCTGATGACCCTTACCAAAGGTTCGAGATACAAAGTGCTGGAACTCCAGCTAGAACTGACATCGGTGCTTGCGCTGATATCGTTTATGCAGCTGGTGCAGCTCCAAACTATGTATCAAAAGTAGAGATCAACGGAACAACCTCAGCTACAACTGCACAGTTGAAGATTTTAGGTGTTTCTAATGATCCAGATAACAATGAACTTGGTTCTGCGAATGCTAACTTAATTGTTACAATCAACGAACACTTCATTAAACAAACAGCAGGCATATAATAGGAGGATATTACTATGGCCATTTCTAGAGGACAACTAGTCAAAGAACTAGAGCCAGGTTTGAATGCCCTATTCGGCCTGGAGTATAAACAGTATGAAAATCAACATGCTGAAATTTATACAACAGAATCTTCAGACAGAGCGTTTGAAGAGGAAGTAATGTTATCAGGATTCGCTCAAGCACAAGTTAAAGCTGAGGGATCTGGCGTATCTTTTGACAATGCTCAAGAGACTTTCACAGCTAGATACACTCACGAAACTGTGGCTTTAGCGTTCTCGATCACAGAAGAAGCTATTGAAGATAACTTGTATGACAGACTCGCGTCTAGATATACAAAAGCGTTAGCACGTTCAATGGCACAAACAAAACAAGTGAAAGCGGTTAACCCTTTAATTCAAGGTTTACCAACTACTGACAATTATGATTCAGGCGACGGTGTTTCTTTATTTAACACTGCTCACCCAACAATTGCTGGTACTTTCGCTAACACGTTGGCTACTCAAGCGGACTTAAACGAAACTTCATTAGAACAGTCGTTAATTGATATTGCGGCAATGACTGATGAAAGAGGTTTAAAAATCGCTGCCAGAGGATTAAAAATGATCATTCCAAGTGAACTACAATTCACAGCGGAGAGATTAATGAAATCAGCTGGTCAAACAGGTGGTAACAACAACGATGTAAACGCAGTAGTTTCAAAAGGAATGATCCCACAAGGTTACGTGGTGAACAATTTCTTAACTGACACAGATGCGTTCTACATCACTACTGATGTGCCAAATGGTATGAAGTACTTCCAAAGAGCAGCAATTAAAACTGCTATGGAAGGTGACTTTGATACTGGCAACGTAAGATACAAAGCTAGAGAAAGATACTCTTTCGGAGTTTCTGACCCTAGAGGTATCTTCGGTGTTGAAGGTGCTTAATATCTAACTGATATTATAGTATTTTTAATTTGAGGGGGCCCATTGATTGGGCCCCTTCTTTTTGATAGAAAGGACGAACCATGACAGGAAAATATAAAATACAAATCTTCACAAAAGAGTGGCAAACAAAGTTTGAATTAGAGACCGAAAGCTCTATGATTACCACTGCTCAAGTGCATAAAGAAATCATTGACTATCTAGGAAAAAACGATATAAAATGGGAGCCAAACAAACTTAGGTATACTGGAAACAATAAATTCTATATTACCTATGAGGAGGTTTACGATGGCTCAAGACAACATGGTGTTGTTCGCGAAGAAACTGAAGCTCGAATCTAAGTGGAACGAGATGTTTCTGGAAAATGGCGGAATGGTAACACCCGAAATGTCAGTTCTAGGAGATGAGATCAAGACTGTAATCAGATCTATCTTGAAGAATCAAGAGAGTCCTAGGAATGCTTTAGATGGTGAAAACCATCTTTATGCTAGCTAACTAGGACAATAACTCTTTAAAAAAGCGGTTACGCTTATAAGGAGTTCTTGCACTTCTCTATAAAGTTCTATATAAAATCATAAGCTTAATTAATTAAGGAGAACAAATATGTCTTTTAAATCAGATGTAAAAGCGATCAGAAAAACAGCAACCGGTGCTGTATTTGCTGGCAGAACTAGATTAAGAGGAATCATTGTTGCTTCAGATGGAGCGGGTGCAGGTCAAATTACTCTACAAGATAATACAGACAGCACAACTTTATTTGATTGTGATATACCTAACGGTGATGTTTTCTCATTTAACATTCCTGAAGATGGAGTTTTATTCCCTGGTGGAATGAAAATTTCAGCTTTAACAAACATAGATTCAGTTACTATATTGTTAGATAAGTAGGAGGTTAGATGGCTAACACTACTTCAGGCACAGCAACTTTTGAAAAAGGTTTTACGATTGCAGATATAACCGAAGAAGCTTATGAAAGAATAGGTATTCAAGGTGTATCGGGTTATCAATTAAAATCTGCTCGAAGATCTTTGAACATTCTTTTTCAAGAATGGGCAAACAGAGGTTTACATTACTGGGAAGTTAGAAATAATTCTATTACTCTTGTTGATGGTCAAGCAACTTATACGATGTACAGATCAACAGATGATGGAACTTCTGATGCAACTGCTGTGTATGGAGTTGATGATGTTTTAGAAGCAAGTTACAGAAACTCTTCTTCTGTAGATTTTCCTTTAACAAAAATTTCAAGATCTGAATATCAATCACTATCTAATAAAACAGATGAAGGGACACCTACACAATATTTTGTTCAAAGATTTATAGATAAAATTACAATCACTTTATATTTAACACCAGGTTCATCAGAAGCTGGTAATACAATTAATTATTATTACACAAAAAGAATTGAAGATGCAGGTGCATATACAAATGATGCAGATGTGCCTTACAGATTTGTTCCTTGTATG